TGCTTACTGCTGGTAGTCATAAGCCTATCCCGAATACGTGTCAGCCAGTTGATTGCTTCTTTGTTCTCCATAAAAACCTCTTTCTTTGCTGATTTCTTTGCTCATTTTGCAAAAACTTTGCAAATCTCTTTGTTAAATCACTCATTTTTTCAGGTTTTGAGTTACCCTTTTGGATTTTTACGGCTGCAGATCCACATAGTCGGGTACCCACTGCATACCTTCGTAGGTGTGCCACCTTCCCCCGCCATCCTGCCACTGCATCCTCATCAGGGCAGTGGAGTACCTGGTACCGATCGTGTGCCTTGATGTGCCGTAGATGTACCTGACCGTCCTGTTCCTGCTCCTGATGTCCAGTTCCAGGATCTTCCTTGTCCTGCTTTTCCTGACATACTGGTCGCGGCCGATGCGCCGTCCCTGCTCGTCGTAGGCGTACCACCTGCCGGGAGACTTGATACGCATCTGGCCGACGGTGACGGAGCCTCTGGGATACTCTGCGGATCCTGTCCTGTGGCCGTAGTACCAGCTACCTCTCCACTTGAAGTAGCCGGTCCTTGGTCTGCCGTTCTTGTAGATGAAGATGTGTCCAGCCCTGTCGGTGTACCTGCCGTTTCTGGGTGCGGACGCTGCCACGGGGACAGCGCACAGCACGATTAGGAGGACCATCATCAACAGCATCGTCTTCTTTTTCATCTCAACCTCCTCTCACAGCCAGGCCGTCGTACCACCTGACTCCCTTTTCGTTCCTGCTTCCATCGTGCCACTCCGGATGCTGTGCAAGACCTGCGTTGAATTTCTTCTGGGATGTGGCTGTGAAGCCGCAGGCACGCGCCCAGATCTTGTAGTGGTCATAGAGCGTCTTCAATTTCATCACGGTCCCCGGCTTCTTCTCACACTTCTCTTCCAGGAACTGCAGGACGTAGTCATTGTCTTTTTCATACTGCCGGACCACATCCTTCATGTGTGCAGGCATCTCAAGGCCCCGCCTCTTGTACTTCTCGTAGCCTTCCACCAGCCACGCGAAGATCCCCGGCATGGCCTCGTCGCTCTCAAAGTAGTCCTTCAGCCCTTTGTCCTGCTCCTCGTCGGAGAAGTGCCTGTTGAACTCGATCACCCTGATGCGGTCTGAGGCGAACAGGGACTTGTCCCTGACGGCAGGCAGGTCGTTGCACGAGAGCCACAATGTGAACTGTGGTTTAAATGTAAAAGCACTCTGGTATAACTCCCGTGCCTTGATCTCCTCGCCGCCGGTGAACTGCTTGATCGCCGACTCATCGAGCCTGCCTGCGGAATCCGACTCGGCCATCGTGACGAACCGCCGCCCCTTCAGGGAGGCAAGGGTGGATGTGGGAGCCTCGGCATTCTTGTTGCGGTCTGACCGGCAGATGAGTTCCACGGGAGCCACGGTGGCGTAGTCTCCCAGGAGGTGGTGGATCGCGTCCAAGAGCGTGCTCTTCCCGTTCCTCGTGGTCTTGCCGTGAAGGATGAACATGCACTCCTCGTTACTCGTACCCAGGATGCTGTATCCCAGTGCTCTCTGGAGGAAGTCGGCCTTCTCTTTATCTCCCTCGGTGACCTCGTCGATGAACTGCTCCCATCTCGCACAGCGGACCTTCTGCATGGTGTACTCGAAGCCGGTCTGCATGGTCAGGTAGTCGTTGCAGTCGTGCTGCCGGAAGATTCCTTCCTTCAGGTCGTAGGTCCCGTTTTTGCAGTTGATCATAAAAGGATGGCTGTCAAACTCTGCCGCCGGGATCCGCATGACGTCCGCGGCGTCCTTCATGATCCTGTCCCGGAACCGCCTGTCGCCCATCTTCATGACAAATCCCATGTAGGCCTTCCTCTTGTCCTCGTCCTCGATCTCGCCGCAGTACAGTGCCATGAGCCGTACAAACTCCTTGATGTCCGCAGCCACGAGCAGGGAGCCTGTGTCCACGACCCACCTTCCCTCAAAGAAGGTGAGCCAGGACTTCATCTCAGGGCAGAACCTCGTGTCATGCATGTAGCACTCGGCGAAGAGGTCCGCCATGCCTGCTTCGTCCCAGGAGTACCCTGTGGAGTCCACAGGCGGATACTCAGGATGGACCGATTTGATGTAGCGCATCTTGTCAGAGATCGCCTCGGAGGCGATGTATCTGCCGTTGTGCAGCTGAAAAAGTTCTGTGTTCTCAGGCATCTGTCTTCTTCCTTCTTGCCGGTTTCCTGTCTACAGCAGGGATCTCCCTCACGTAGTCCATGATGGCCTTCACCACCTGCTGTATGAGTTCCTTCTCATCCTTCTTTGCGCTGATGCTGATCTTCATGTTCAGCACGTCTCCGCGTCTGATCAGGTCTTCCGTTCCTGTTGTACTCATCTGCTCTCCTTTCCGCCCATCTGGGACAGGCTTCTACTTTTACCCACTCGCCGGTGGCTGTGTCCACGATAGGATAGTAGGGACCGTGCGGTCCCATCACTGCTGTCGAGATGTACCTTGCCATCACTCCATCTCCTGTTCTGCGACCTCGACCAGGTTGCCGATGGTATCGATCTTTGCGGTTATGTCAGGATCTTTCGAATATCCGTAAGCCCTGTCCAGATACCATTTCGCTTTGTCGAGATCTTCTTTTCCGTTTTTGTTCTTGTACCTCCACAGGTACTTGAAAGCATTGCACATACAGAAGCCCAGGACTGCGTCGTATCCGAATGCGATTTCCATCGTATCGATGCATTCCAGCGACGTGCTCTTCTCATAGTGTGCAGGGTGGTTTACATTGTCTGCCATACATCCTCCTTTACTTCAGATCGTCGTCCCACTTGTCAGGCATCTGGTCCACGAGCGCGATCACAGCCCTTCTGCTGACCGCGTCACCGTCCCGGTATCCGTCAATGTCGAGCATCCTCTGGATGATCGTGATCACATCCTCTTTGCTAACGAGCCTTTCCATCTGCCTCTCCTTTCTACAAGGCAGGGCACTGGGTAGACCGGGGTAGTCTTGTGCCCTGCGTGATCCCCTTGCGGTTCTTAGGCTGTTCCGTAATGCCGCCAATTATGTGCCCAGTGTGTGTTTTGATTTGCAGTTCCGGCTCTGCATCCGGTGCTCTTGTAAGGACTGCTCCGGAGGAAACCTTCCCGGACTCGGTATGGCTGTGTCGGATATGCGATAGTACTTTGTACCGGGAGAGGGCCGAACGGAGTCGAACCGCTTTACCAGGTGGAGGACCCGAACATGAACAAACGGTGTTTACCTGGTGCTGACCGGCAGCATGCGGCCCTGTTGTTTAATAACGCCCGCAGGGGTTCATCTCATGGCAGACCTCGTTGTGGTACATGCACATAGGTACGAGGAATGGTGTGAGTTCAGGACTGTATATCTGTACCTGTTGGCACATCTCTTTTACTACTTTCCGTGTTTCCGCCGATGCCTTCATGCACAGCCTTTTGTTGGCAATAACCATGAGTTCTTCCGCATTCACATCCAGTATCATGTTCACGGGTGTATCCCTTGGTGCTTTGTCTCCATCCATCTTGTCCTGTCTGTCATTTCTGAGGCTGCTGACATACGGCTGTGCGTGTACGTGTCTGCATAGGTGGACTGACACATTGGAAGGGATGTCTTCTATAAGAAAGCTGTACTGCAGGTATCTGATAGGACTGTGTCTTGCGTCCAGGATCTTGTGCTTCCACCTGTAGTCAGGTTCTTTTACTTCACCAAGTCCTTTCCCATACATGGTGATGAGTGCTCTCCGTTTTACTTCTATCCAGTCTCTTTTTCTTGGCCATCTGATGAGATTAACTTTCATCCTCTTCCTCCGGAAAATGTTTCTTCGTTACTGCTATCGGGAATTCTTCGATCTCTGATGCCCAGACAGCTTTTACGCCGTTGCGCTCATAGGCGAGAGGGAATCCGCCGATGCCGTCAAACAGTGATCCCATCGTGGCAGGCCGGTCATAGAAAGCCGCCATTCTTCCAGCCATCCATTCCCAGAACGGAACGGCGATGCTGTTGCCAAGTGCTTTATACCTGGGGCTGTCCGACTCCTTGTGTTTCTTACCGTTGGTATCAACCCACTCCCCGATGTCCGTCCATCCGTCGGGAAAACCCTGCAGTCTTTCGCATTCAAGCGGTGTAAGCCGCCGTACTGCTGTATCCATAGAATCCTCTCTCTCTCTCTCGATCAGGTCTGTCGCGTCTTTGTGATCCCTCGCTTTCAATGTCGATGCTGTTCCGGTCTGTGCGTACATCCCGAACCCCTGAAAGTCGTAGTAGTTCATTTTTCCTCTCCGTTACGAACATGTCCGAGTACGCGTCCTGCCCGCAGTAACTTCCCGGATGACTGTTCGCCATCAGCGGACCTGTTATCTTCTGATATGACAACTATCATCACTCCTTTGTAATCCCGGCTGTTCAATGTATAGGCTGCTCTCTCTTTCTGATCGCATATCTTCGGTGTAGGGTGGTCTGCTATAAATCCAATCAGTTCCATATATCTATCACCAGTTTGTTTTCGTTCACGTATTGACTTCCAACTCCTTTGTAGTCCCTCGCGCATAGGCTTGCGATAACACCGGTGTATACGATATGACCAGAACAGCAGGTATTACGCCTCCCCTCAATGTCGGAGCACATTCCTCCTGATATCCTATGCCTCTCGCTTTTGCTGAGGGTTCTGTGCAAAAACCTGCTGTCAGAAGACTCTCTCTCTCTCTCTACTATTCATCTTTTTCTAACACCACTATCGGGGGATGACCGTGGCATTCTGACCTCAGTGTGGCTGCGAGTTCTTCATAATTCCACTGAATGCAAGCCCCCCCCCTGATCGTTCAGCGTGATCAGTATCTTCATGTATCTCCATTATCAGAGGCACGTTGCCCCCCCCTGTTCCCATCCGTTGGGACAGTGTCTGGCAGACATCCTCGTCTATGATCTTCAGGCGGGAGTCATTCGGATGATGTTCCAGTGTTATGTATCTCAACTACTGCTACCCCCCCCCTGATTGCACGCAGGATATCC